ATCCTAGTGAAACTGCAAACCCACTCCTTACTCAGCAAAATTTATTAGATTCAAAAATAACTAAAGCAGGGCGGGAAAAATTAAAACTTAGCGTATTCCCTGAAAACTCTAGCGATATAGAACTGAGTAATGAAAACTTAGAGAAGCAAGCAGAAGCTCTTACCGAGTACGCCACAAAAGGGGGTGTTAGCAATAAGCAAAGTAAGATAGCCCTTAGTCTAGCAGCAGGGTTGCGTACCACCGTTAAAAACGCTAAAGCTATGGCTGACGGGATCATTGTTGACGAGACTGTTGTCGATGAGACTGAGGTTGTTGACACTGAGGTTGTTGACACTGAGGTTGTTGACACTGCTGATGATGTTGATGTTGGGGTAGTTGACGAAGAAATACAAAAGATAGATCAAAGTTCAATTAGCGCTGCCGACACTGACCCCGACCTAGCTGCTATTAAAGCTATGACTTATCCTAAAACCGTAGATGTTAGTACAGCAACTTCAGTAAGTGCCGCATTAAATACAATTACAAACGAAGCCGTTTATGGCTCCACCCCTAAAATTGCAGCCGAGCTTAAAGCATTAATTCTTAACAACCCAAATATTAGTGAAGCAACTAAAAAAGCAGCCAGAAAACAATTTACTGTAGCGCGGAAACAACTAGAAGCAATAGACGCATTATACTTACCCACTGCTCAAGTTTCTGAGTTATCTGAAATGGTTGGCCCAGATACTATGGAACAGCTTCAAGCAGGTAACTTGCAAGGCGCATTGGAGTCAGTAGCTGAGAACGGCAATCCAGATATAAAGAGGCTTACTCGCGCCTTCTTAGTTGGGTTAGGGGATACCAAAGTAGTAGTAGCGCCCAACTTACGCAACACTTCCGGCGAAGTAGTGTCGGGTTTTTATCGCCCTCGTACTGACACTATCTACCTTAACCAAGACCGTGGTATTTCCCAGCACACGTTAATGCACGAGACAGTGCACGCTATTACTTCACACGAAAGCAAAAAGAAAAATTCTGCTACCGCTCGACAACTCCGCACTCTTTTCGATCAAGTAGTTTCTCAACTAGATACAACTTATGGGGCTACTGACTTAGACGAATTTATTGCTGAAGCGCAAAGTAATTTTGAGTTTCGAGCTACATTAGGGAGCATCACTCCTGACGGTAAGCGTATAAGCGCTCTGACTCGGTATAAAAACATAATCCTAAACATGTTTCGTAGACTAATGAACCGGCCTAGTAAAAATCCGGGATCAGCCTTAAGCGCAATAGACAAACTTGTTGTGGATTTAATGTCCCCCGCTCCTGATCGTAGGGAAGTAGGTGACTATTTCTCAACCTCGGTAGAGCAGACAGACGAAAAAGCATTACAAGCTATAGGACGGTTTGGGTTTGGTAAGGTAGGTAAAGAGGCTATAGGTGCTTGGAACGACAATGTACCTACTATGAAAAGCAGTGTAAGGAAACGGCTTTTTGGATTCTTACCTCTTAATAGTATTGGGGATTATGTACAGAAAGATTTACCTAGACTAAGTGCTGACATACTAGATTTGTTTAAAATTATACAGCGACAAGCTGGAGAGAAGCGCAAGTACTACAGCAAAGTTAAAACTTTGCATTCCGAGTTAAGGCAGACCTTTAAAGGAGATCGAGAAGCTAGAACTCTTTTCTATAATGCCGCTAATTTCGGCACTCGTTCTGGAGTTGACGTAGACAAACCCCGTTCTCGGTACGAAGGGTATTCGTTTAACTATCTGCTTAAAGGTAAGTTAGAAGAAGATAAACACAATACCGCCAGAGAAAGGGACAAAGCTCTTGCTATCTTTAAAGGAAAAAACCCTGACGTAGATACTCGAACTATTAACGAAGACAGCAATAAGCTAGAAGCCTATGACTACATACTGAAGAATTTCTGGAACCCCCTAGGCAAAAAGAAAGGTGGGCAAGAAGCTTATCGCAAACTACGAAACGCTTACTCTGTTGTTTACGAGGATTTAATTGCTGCCGTCAACGAGCGTATGGATTCTATTGATGCGGATGCGTCCCTTAAAAAGACGTACAGAGATAAGTTACTACTCGACCTACTAAATAAACAACGAATTGACCCCTACTTTCCTTTGTACAGACGCGGAACTAAGTGGCTTATATTCCAAGGCATCGACCCTATGACGGGGGGTGTAGCTGCGTATAAAGAACTGTACAAAACTGATGTGGAACGGCAGGCGCGTATAAGAGAGCTAGAGGGAGATAAACAACTTAATCAAGAACTTAAAGGTATAGGACAGATACTTGGTATTACTCAGTACGATAGAGTCGATGGAAAGGACCAACTTCCCGGTATTAATTCAGCGTTTGCTTACAGCATTCTTGGGAAAGTGCAGGAGAACACAAGAAAAGCTGGGGAAGAAGCGGCAGCTGCGGCAAGCAAGAAAGTGTTGGATAAAGGAGGCACTCAAGCAGAAGCTTCATCAGCTGCGGAAACAGCCCGAAACAAAACAAGGGATGGTGCGGCTGCACTAGAAGAACTTGTTTTTGAATCTATAGTGCAGGTGTCTCCTGAAAGATCGTTACTCCGTACTTTCAAACCTAGAGAGAATACTTTTGGGTTTGAGGAAGATCAGATTGAAGTACTGGCCGATAGAATGCCAAACTTTACTGACCAAATAGTCAAGATAAAATACGATACTCAATTAACTGCAATGCGAGATAGACTTGCAGACAGCGCAATCAGTTACCGAGACACAGACAAGCAAGCGTATGCAGAAGATGTGGCCTCGATTGCTATAGAGTACGTTACGTTTAATCAGAACCCTAACATAGCGCAATGGAGTAAGACGCTAAAATCTTTGGGTTTTTGGTGGACGTTAGGAATAAACTTTGCGTCTGCAATAGTTAACCTTTCAGTTGTCCCTATGGTCGTGTTCCCTTACTTAGGCGGCAAGTACGGATACCGTAATACTTTCTCGGCAATGTCTAAAAACCTTAAGTTACTCCGAACGACTGGCGTGTACCGCCAAGAAGTAGGCTTCGAAGGGGCAACAGGAACTCAGAAATTCGATGGTTGGAGTATAGCCAATCCTAACTACGAAGACATAGATTCAGTTCCTGAAAAGCTACGTAAATATAAACCTCTTGCAGAAAAGTTGACCGACAGAGGACTAGCTACACAGTCTACTGTTGCCGACATGCTAGATCAGGAAAGTGCTAGCACGGGGGCATTCCAGAAAATAAATGTGGGGATGGGGTACATCTTCCATGTAAGTGAGCGTAGTGCGCGTCATCTAACTGCAATGACTGTCTACGATCTGGAGCTACAACAACGAGCAAAGAAAGGCCCACTTACCGACCAAGACCGTGACGAAGCTGCGGAAATAGCCATATTAGAAACAGAACATACTAACAGTGGCGCGTTAACTGAAACCGCTCCTCGATTATCTCAAAGTTCTTTGGGTAGCTTACTGCTTATGTACAAGCGGTTTGCCTTTTCTATGATCTACCTTCAATTTAAAATGGCTAGGGGAATAATCCAAAAAATGCCTGAGGGGGATCGCACAATAGCTACTAAGCAATTAGTAGGTGTGTTTCTTAGTAGTGCATTTTTTGCAGGGGCACAAGGCATACCGTTAGCTGGAATGATGCGTACAATATTTAACATGCTCAAAGAAGACGACGAGGATGACTGGGATACGGTAGCTACTTCGGTTATAGGAGAGGGATGGTACAACGGGGTGTTCTACGGAATGGGGATAGACGTTTCTTCTCGTATAGGTATGTCCAACTTGTTGTATCGCTCAATGCCTAATCAAGAAAACGAAAGTATAATTACAGACGGTATAGAAATGCTCGGTGGTCCTATAGCGGGAATCGGTATGCGTATAGGTCAAGGAGTTGACATGATGCGTGACGGGGAGATGATGCGTGGTACTGAAAGGTTGTTACCGGCAGGTATAAGCAACATGTTTAAGGCTAGAAGGTTTGGTAAAGAAGGGGCAAGAACTTTACGGGGAGATGTTATGGTCGAGGACTTAAGCCCCGCTTCTTTGGTAGGACAGTTCCTTGGTTTTGCACCTACAGAGTACTCTCGACAAGTAGAGATAAACGCACGAAACATTTATCAGGATAGGTTAATCAATAAGAGGCGAAGCAAACTTTTGAAGGATCGGAACATAGCAATCGTAGAAGGAGACACAGATGAAGAGCGGAAGATTGATGAAAAGATTATTGAGTTCAACCAAAAACATCCTGAGTATCCAATTACTTCGGATACAAAAAAACGTTCTAAAAGAACTTTCGATAATAACAGTATGGAGATGGACAACGGGGTGTTAATTTCTTCTCCGCGCCGAGAGCTTGTACGACAACAAACGCTAGACCTGTGGGGTACAGACTAAGAGCGCCTGTACTTTTACTTCATCCTCCACAGCCGCACACCATATTTACCGTTTTCTATACCAATACGTTTCTCTAAGCTACTTTTGTCTAGTTGGCCCGCTTCCATTACGTGCTCTAGTGCTTTACCAGTATTTATACAGGGGATAAACATAGAACTTCCCGGCGTAAACTTACTCCAGTCCACTACCATACGCACCCCATCAGGGGAAATGTCAGTCAGCCTTATCCGCATCATAGTTCCACGCGCACTCGATAACATGGGGGGAGCCTACGTCGTATTGAGTACCCCTACCTGCCCTCATTTTATAAGTTTTGCCACGCATTCTATCTAGTATAAGTTGACGGATGCTGGCGTAATGATGCCCCTCTTTAATGCACCAGTCTTTAAGAGGCTTGGGGAAGATATAAAGTTTGTTTAAAGAAGGCTCCGCACGCCCCACCCATTTGTAACTAGGTTGATTTGTGTGCATCATCATGTCGGGCATACCTTCTTGAACGTGAGCGACGCGCAACCATCCTTGTGGGTGGTCTTGGTAGAATTGCCCCACGATCTCCTCTATGTCGATCACCATATCCTTCATGTCCATTTTCATCATCACCAGTTTGTTAATTATCCATTTGTACAGCGCCTTTAAATCCCAGTCTATTAGATCGATTTCTTTTGCGATTGTCAGCCCTGCAAAAGTAACTGCCATTCCTGCAACCCAATAACGGTGCTGTGATTCTAGTTTAGCGTCTTTGAGCATGCCATCTCTAGTGTCCAGAATAAGGTTCTCTACACTCTTCATATTATTGAGTACGTGTTTAATGTAGATTTCACCAGCATGCCCATAATGGTTTTCAAGATTGCTCTGTAGTTCGTTTGCAACGTTAGCTTCTTCAGTGGTAAAAAGCTTTTTCTCCACCACGTTTTCTATAAGCCGAGCCATTTCGCCTTGAGGTAAAGACTTAAGGCTAGTCATTTTCTCTGCGATAGACGAGTTCCCTGAAGTACCGCACATAAGACTCCACGAGTCCCCTCTATAGCGTTCCTCGTTCTCCCCTTTGTTACCCATTCGATTTCTCTGCTCACCATCGCTGACAGCGTAACAAAAATCACTAGCATCTTTGTCCATGTAGTTGGAGATTTCGTCAATATATAGAACGTGATTCTTCCACACCTCTGCACGGTTCCACCCTGAGTTACCTGTATCCTTCCCTTTTAAAATAAGTTTGGAGTTAGGGTTCCCCCATACAGATGCCCCACCTTTCATGCCAGTAGTTTTACCGTACCCAGTTTCGGCACTCATGAGATGAAAGATAGCTCCCGCTATTCCCGGTACAAACTCCATAAGGGGGGAACCAAAGGACAATCCAAACATCATTTGATGCTGTTCAAAATCTGGTTTGTTGTAGTACTTTGCAATATTCTTCCAGCCCTCTAACGTCCCCTTCTTTTGGAACAGCGGGATGTATTGGGCAGTACGGGAGCTGGGTATGTTTTTCTCTACACGATCTGCAAAAATTTCTTGGTCGCCAATCACATAGGACTTTGCGTTTTCAGTCCACCCAAACTGAGTACGTACATTGACTAAATCCTGAGTGACTTTTAGTTCCTCTACCCATTTAGCTATATAGTTCATCATATTACCTGCTTGGTTTGCCATAACCATTATGTCTTGTTTACCTAAAGCTTTTCTAAACTCTTCCTTGCCCGTTATTTTTTCACTAGAAAGTATGAATTGCTGTACCCCTTCTCGCTCAGTGTGATGTTCAAAAATCCATGAAGGGCCATCTATAGGGTCTAAAAGGCGTTTAGTTAAATAAATATCGCGGTGGTACACTTCTATTTCTATCTCTTCCCCATCTTTAATAGTAGTGGTGTACACACCTCCACCAGACCGCCGTTTGTAAGGTCGAGGGTACGTAGGTATGTTGAGCTGAGTAAAGGGTGCGGCAACACTATCTACAACCTCTTCTGTCTCACCTTCTATTATATGCCCTTCTACTACATTAGTTTCTGCTTCCCGCATTTCCCTACATAAACTAATAGGAGATTTGAATTTGCCCTTATGTACACAGCCTTCACACCCTGTGGGGTTTTCGGCTTCGAACGTAGTGCACAGGTGCGGAGAGTCAATAGATGCGGCAATAGCGTTAGTCTCATCTACTGAATACCCTTCGTAATTTCGAGATATCACATGTATAGCTTGTGCAGCATCTACGTCACAATGTTTGGCTACAGACAGAACGTGAAGCCATTCTGGATAAGACATGTCGTTAGGATGCTTAATAGCTTTGTCAACTTGACCACAGCCAGTACCGCGTGCGGTTTGGCGTATGAGTTTTTTAAACGACCACTGGTACTTGCTACCGTAACCGCCGGTTCGTTTTAAATCTTCAGCATCCTCTACTGTTAGCTCACGAGTAAAGGATGCTGGTATCAAGGATAAAGGTAGTAAGGGTTGAGGGAATGCAGCTACAAAATCCTCCAACTCCACAAAGCTATCGTTAGCTCTAACTAAAATTACGGGAAGGGGCGAGTCACCTTTAAAGTTACGGGTGCTAGGAATACGTAACACACGCGCAGCATCAGCTGTAACCAACTGATCAGCCTCAAGACCGAACTCCGCACACGCTGCTTTAAGACGTTCCGCTGCGGGAAGCCACTCAGCCCTACTGTACGAACGTGTTAACGTCCAGTAGATATGTAGGCCACGTCCCGAATTAACTACTGCTGTAGGAAGAGGCAACTTATAATGTTTACGAAACTTCTGTAACGCTACTAAAGCGTCACCTTGTGTAGTGTAGGGTTTAGTCGCACCGCAATCGAGGTCTAAGAACAAACTCTTAATAGACTCTACGTTTTCAGCTACACGTTTAGTAGGTTCCGAGTACCTACCTAATGCAAAATATGCGTCATACCCTTCCGCATTTAAATTTGTAGCGGATTCAATAATCGTATCTAAAGAGTCGTAAAACTTTTGTTTTGTACTTTTCTTCTTTGCATTTAACCCTAATAAACAATAGTACCCTTTTTCACCCAATACGGTGCCAAGAAATTGTTTTGCTTCCATAGTAAGCCCACGTAAAAGAAAAGGGGTGCCTCAATGACACCCCTACCTCTTCTTATTATTTTAATCATCAAAGGCATCAAGCATGCTAGCAAGATCAACATCACCAGCTGGCTCAACTTTTTTCTTTTTAGATACTTTGACTGTGGGTTCTTTAATTACCTCAGGTTCTTCTTTAGCTTCTTTAGTTTCTTGGGATATAGCAAAAACGTTATCCAGCCCGTCTCCGCTACCCTTAGTAAAACCTTCTTGCTCTTCAAAAGGAGACGCAGCAATAAACTCTTTGTATTTTATTACTTGCACCGCCCGTAGTCGTAATGACACCCCCGCACCCATGCTTGCGCTGTAAGGGATAAGTTCTACAAATAAGTTAATCGTACTTCCCGATGTTAATTGGAACCCGTCTTCTAACCTGACATTTTTAGCGTCAAAATGTTTAGGCGGCTCGACAGGAGTTCCGTTAAAAGACGCGGGGATTTTAGCTTTCCCGACAAAAAACCCATCTTCAGATTTCTTAAAAGGCATATCTAAATCGGGCCATGAGTCTTGCTTACTTTCTGTATAGGCGGCTGACATAGACTTAAATAGTTCCTTAGCCTGTGCCCCCGTCATTTTAAAGTTAGTGGTGTACTCTGCGCCTTGCGCGGTAGATTCACACCGAGATGTACCTCCCTGCCCGTTCTTACCGCCCCCTTGTTGGAAATGGTAAGGCTGGTCTAGCCTTGGGTATAAAGCTTCTACATTGTTAATCATAAATGATGTTTTAGTCATATTAGCGCTCTCGTTAAAAAGGTTATTAAAATAGCATTAGTTTGTAAAAACTAAGTTATGGTTTAGGTACTTCTGTTTACTACAAATTACTCACGTACACTCCTTCCCCCTCAACAACACCAAACACGTTGTCCACGTTGGGGTAACTATCTTGTTTAGGTTTAATCTTAAGCATCACTAATTTTTCAGTATCAGGATGAGTTTGTATCTCTCTTGCTAGCTTAACTTCACTCTCTTCTAATACACGTAACGGTTTAAAATATAGTTTTGGTGTGTAACTTTCTTCGTCAAAACGTATCTCTGTAAGTAGCATGGCAAGAGGTACGGGCTTCTCTTGGCTATTAAGAAAACGAGCGTAAGTCTGCATAGACATTTTTTGTTTGTCTTTACCAAATAAACTTGTAGCGGGAAGCTGTAATTGATACACCTCATCAAAGTTGATTTTGTCTTCTTCGTCTGCAAGTAAAACAGCAATTCGTTGCTGGTACCTACAGGCCCGTGTTTGCCCTACCCCCGAACCTTTAATGTTCTGTTTGCAATCAAAGCATGCGGCTGATTGTCTGCTATCTTCAACTACTTCGTTTGATGGTCTACCCGTCTCACTATCTGATGACCAACACGCAGGAGGGTTACTCTGTCCAGCTACATAATCCCCTTTGTAGTAAGTGCGTGATATGGGCGCAGTTTTAACAATTACAGCTTTAATCGCTGGGGTTTGTAGTGCTACCTCGTGAGTCCCAGCTACTTTACGAAACATATTTTCACGAATACTTAGCCGTAGCACACCTGAATATTGAGGAGGCGGTAGAACTTTTGTATCGTTTTCAAATTCGTCTAGTATATCTTGGTACTCGCTCGGCATATCATCCGAACCTTGTGTCATACATCTTCTTCCTCAGGAAAATCTAGCTCTACCTGAACAGGTGAAGCAGTTTCTTTTACTTCTTCGGGAGGTGCTTCTGCCTTCAAAGCTGCGACTACTTCAGGAATGTTAAACCTGTAAGTGTACCCTACCTTAATATAGGTAGTGCTTGGGATGTACCCTTTATTAACCCATTGGCGTATCGTGCTTGCTTTAACCGCTAGATGGTCAGCCAAGTCGTCAATAGGAACGTAAGTATCGCTCATTTTTTTCTCCGTATAGTTAACGTGTATTCGCTATCACAATTTAATCCAGCTGGAAGCTTCTCAGGGTTCTCTTCTAAAAACTGTTTCATGTTGCCTTGGTGAATACGTTTCTCTAGCAAATCCACACACTCGTGCTCTAACATGAAACGGTTCATCGACTCCCAGTCGCTAGTCCAAAACTTAGTTTTAACTGACCTATAAAAAGTGCCTGAACCAGTACGTACAGATTCAATCCCACTCTTCTCACAATGGGCTAGCAGTTTATTTTTTATAGTATCAAGCCCAGCGTTAAGCTCTTGTTCTTGCTTATTAAATTCAGTAGCAAGCTCTACTTTTTTGTCCCTTATCTTAACGTACACCCTTACAAGGCGGTCGAGATCAATGATACTATCGTCTTCTATTTCCACTATCTGCACCCATTTTGATTACGTTTCATGTAGTATAGTGTAGTCTAGTCTATAGTTCAAGCACGTCTTGATATAAATCTATCATTTTTGTATAAACGTTTATTCTCTCATCTAGGAGTGCGTATATACGTTTCTCTACTTTAGAGCCTTGTAGTTGAACTACGGTGCATGGGTGGGTTTGCCCAGAACGATGGACACGGGCGTTAGCTTGAGCATAAGTTTCCAACGAAGGAACTGGCCCCCACCACACAATAGTGTTAGCCGCCGTAAGAGTAACTCCATGCGCGGCAGCTTGAGGTTGGATTATTAAAACGCGAGGGTCGTCTTTATTCTGGAAGTCTTTAAATATCTGGGTGCGGCGAGAAGCGCTAACGTCTCCACGAATAATCTCATTAGTAATACCGTCTTTAGTTAACTTCTCTTTGAGTAAATCGATGGCGTGTTTGAACGGTACAAAGACTAAAACTTTCTGGCTAGATTCGTCTATAACTTCGCGTAGTACTTTATAGCGGTTCTTAATATCGAACTCTACTGTCTCGCCAGTGTCTGTGTAGACGGCCCCACACGAAATCTGTAGTAGCTTGTTCATGTTAACCGCAGCGTTAGCTGCTGTAATCTGCTCTCCTCCCGCTACCATAACCATTTGATTGCGCAACGCAGTATAGTATTTCTTCTGTTGGGGGGTAAGCTCCACTTCACGTTTAACGTAAGTCATCTCTGGTAGGTCGAGACACTGTTCTTTAGTGAATCGGATAGCGGGTTGTAGCGCATGAAACACTATGTCTACCGCCTTAGATTTAGGAACCCATTTGAACTGAGTAACTTTTTGCATAACTAACTCTCGGAAGCCGCCAAAGAATCTAGGCACCCCCTTAGGGTTTATAAGTTTAGCTAACCCGTATGCGTCTACGGGAGATTGGGCAGCAGGTGTACCAGTCATCAACCAAAGCCAAGTTTCTGGAGTGATTAAAGAGTTAAGTACCTTCCATCTTTTAGACTGGGCATTCTTATAATGAGTTGCCTCATCTGCAATGATTAAGTCAAATCCCCCATTGGCTATCTCATCCCTTACAATCTCTACCCCGTCATAGTTTATGATAATGTACTCGGCATCGCTGTTGATAATAGCTTGGCGTTTCTTTCTAGCTCCATGCGCTACATCTACTTTACGGTGCATAGCAAAGTTAAACAGATCACCTCCCCATGCTGACTCCATAATCGACAACGGGCAGATAATGAGAACTCGTTTTATTATCTTCTCCCGCATTAGGAAATCGGAGGCCCAGATAGCCGACCCAGTTTTTCCTGTGCCTTGTTCGTTAAAACAAAAAGCGCGGCGGTTCATAGTTAAGAAAGACGCAGTAGTTTTCTGATGGTCAAAAGGAGTGTACCTCCCCGGCCAATCGTATTTGCCTAGGATAGGTGAGGGCACGTTCTTAACATTAAGGTTACGCAGTACTCTGGACTCGTCTACTCCCCACCGCACAAGCACATCGTTGTTGTTAATTTGTTTGCTAGTAGGTATAGCGGTAGTGATCTTTGCAGGGTTACGTACCCTAAGCAGCAATCCTCTATTATTTACTATCTGCATGTACTAACTCTCTTTTTGTTGGCGTAAACAACGCAATAGTCTTTCTTCTTTAAGGGGCTTAAAGTTAAAGAAGTTTCTGTACTGGGGGTACGTGCCGCAAAATACCCTAGCGTAAAACGCTATGTGGTTGTTGGATATTTTAAACTCTTTGCCCGTTGTCTCGATGCTGGTGTGCCACCTAACGCGGTTCATTACAGCCCAATGCGAGTAAGTGGAACGATTAGACTCAGCAGCTTCTAAAGCGAACCGCTCAAATGCAGCCCAAATAGCGGGATTATTTAAGTGCCACTGTGTAAATTCTTTTTTTCGTTGCTGTATCCTGTCTATAAGTACTTGCTCTGAATCCACAGCCTTTACTTCTTTTTCTTATAGTTACGGGCACGGTTCTTACTACTACTCTCTATCTTTATTCCGTCCTTGTTGCTACCACCTTTGCTTAAAGCTTTAACGTGGCTAACATCTTTGCCTTCACGTTTGTCAGCTTTTCCATTCTTGTTAGCGTCCGTACCCTTTGCATCTACTGCTCGTCTAGCACGTTGTCTTTCCATACGCGCCTTAAACGCTGCACTACCTACGGGTTTATTGGTTTGCTTAGGTCTATCTTTAGGGTTTTTGTAAGGCATTACTTTTTCTCCTATTACCTTTTTCCGTTATGGGGACATTCCAATACAACACAATGGGCACGACAAAGTCCTGTAGGGTGGGGATTCCAAACATCTACTTCAAATGCTTTCTCCACCTTCGCGTACTCTGTAAGCCATTTCTTCCACAGGTCGGACTCCTGATCGATTGTGTACGTGTCCTTTATAAATGCGTTACACACAACAAAAAGCAATCCACCTTTAACTACTTTTACTTCAGGGAAGTGTTTGAACGTAGCCAACGCCATTAACTCTAACTGTCCTTTGTCCGCATACTTAGCAGACTTACCAGTTTTATAGTCTATAACTTTAGCTACACCTGATTCCCTATCGAGTATCGTTAAGTCTGATACCCCCCTGAACCATACGTCCTTATCAAAAAAGCCACACGGTTCAAGGTTTGCAGTTAGGCCCATCTTAAATTCACAAAGTTTCTCCCCCTTCATACCTTTCAGTTTGTCGAGGGCCGCTTGTGTAAAACTAAACCTTGGGTCTAACTCATCTACTTCTCCACCTACGTACTTCTCGGCGGCTGTATGGAACTCATTACCGTACAGTATTGCTGTAGTCTTAAAATTTTCTTGGTAGTCCTTTGCCACCTTAGTGTGGTAATACTTCTTAGGACATTGATCAAACGTTTTTAAACTGCTGAACGACCATGTTGGTTTGGTTTCCATTCAACGCACTCTCCATAATTTTTTCCGACCTCCACGTCACCACGCACCGGAAGGGTGTTTGCCCACTCCGGTGTCCAACGCATGCACTCACTGACATAAGCCGCAGCTTCGTCTACTTCTGAGTCTTGTACGCAGCATATCACAGAATCGTGTACAGTAAGCAACACTCTATATCGTTTGGATATCCTAACCATTTGGTCTGCCATGATGCAGCGTGCAATACCTTGGCACACATTCTCTATAAGTTTACCCCCGTAGATTTTAGTCCGACCTCGACGAGTCTTGTAAGTAAACTGCAACCCCCGCTCTGTTTCTTCCGCTTGAAGATCGTTGTAGTACATAAGTAATTCAGAAGGTAGTCGAACCCCTTTCTCATGCGGTTCTACTGTGAGCACTCCCTCCCTGCCTATCGGAGCAGAACCTCCTTGATACATTGACATTAATGCGACTTGAGCTTGTCTCCACAGTGCGGTGATAGCGTAATTCGTTTCCCTATAAATACGTATAATACGTTTAGCTTCTACCTCACTTACTTCGACCCCGAAGTTCTTAAGTTGATCACGGAATTTGATAGACCCCATCCCGTACCCTGCACCAAGGATAGTAGTCTTCCCTACAAAACGCTCTTCTTTGTTTATCTCACTTACAGGTTTGCCGTAGATAGCCGATGCCATAATCTTGTACACATCATCGCCATTGGCAAACGCCTTGACTAATTCGGTTTGATTGGATAACCACGCTAGTACCCGTGCCTCTATCTGAGCAGAATCGGTTTCGACTAACGTGTACCCTTCGGGGGCGCAAATAGATGATTTCAGTACCTTGGCATTTGGCCCACGGGATGGTAGGTTTTGCAGGTTTATCTTATCGGAACCGCCCCACCTACCCGTGTGTGCGGCGTAATACTTAATAGGTACAGGAAGGGTTCCCCGTAAGGAGATGTCCAAAAACCTCTTAGTACGTGTTTCCTCTAACGTACTCTTTAGCCCTATACGTGCCGCTACTAGGGCTTGTACGCGGGGGTCTTCATGTTCTTGTAGGGCTTTAAAGTCTTCGTCAGACTTAGCAAAAGCAAAAGCTTCTTTGCCTGTACGTAAACTTGTTTTCATAGGCGGTGTAACGCCCATAGATACCAGTGCCTTAGCAAACTTTAGATTAGACATCAGTTCGGTTTTCTCAATGCCGCATTCTTCAAGGAGCTTTTCTTTCTGGTCTTGAAGTGTATCGAGATGGCTTTCCAGTTTACTCATATCTAGTTCTAGTACTGGGTCAATAAACATTCGGATGGTTACATCGATAACTTTAAGTTCGGGTTTCGGGAACGCACGTTTAACCATGAACATGTTAAACAATTTATAAGTTAGTTCTACATCCTGTATACAGTAGTCTCCGTATCTGGAGAGGTCGTCGTCTGTAAAATCCGCACGGTGTTTGCCCAGCGCGTGTACTACTTCGTCACCCTTCTCGCCTATACCGTACATTTCTGATAAGTATTTTAGCGACGCACTTGTTTCCACACCGTGTAGCCCACGTCCCATACACATCGTGTCAAGAAATAACTTAGGGTGAATATCAAACAACCAACTAAGAATGGAGCCATCAAACATAGTATTGTGGGCCAATACAGCACTGTTTTCCCAATCATAGTTAGCGTGTAAGTATTCTTTAAGGGCACTGTGACCTCCACTCAACCAAGATGTTTCTCCGTCATTAATTTTTACTGCCAGCCCAATGACCTCAAAGTCAGGGCTTCGCACATATTGTTCGGTAGTTATCTTACTTAGAGAGAACGTCTTATCGTAATAAGTCTCAAAGTCTACTGTTATTATGTCCACACTATGTTGCCTCTTTCTTAGGTACTACTCGCAATTTCTTTTCCCAAGCAGCGTTGTTCTTTTTCTCTTCAACAGCACTCTCGCCATTACTATAAGTTTTTATTACGCCGCCTCTCGCTAAATACGTTTTGATATCTTCAGCTAAATTCTCACGTTGTATTTCTTTATCTGTCTTTTTCGTCACTGCTCATCTCCTGTAGATACTACCGCCGTAGATTAAAAACCTATCCGGCCCCGCTTTTATTTCCTTTGCC